CACTGGAGGCTCTACTCCGTCTGGTGCGCGCGTCAGGTGCAGCACCTGATGAATGACCGGCGATCTATCTCAGCGATCGACGTCGCCGAACGGCACGCGCATGGTCTGACTACGGACGATGAACTGGCCGCCGCCAGGGCCGCCGCCTGGGACGCCGCCTGGGACGCCGCCAGGGACGCCGCCAGCGCCACCGCCTGGGCCACCGCCTGGGACGCCGCCAGGGCCACCGCCTGGGACGCCGCCAGGGCCGCCGCCTGGGACGCCGCCTGGGACGCCGGCTGGGCCGCCGGCTGGGCCGCCGCCAGGGACGCCGCCTGGGCCGCCGCCAGGGCCGGACAAGCCGACCGCCTGCGCGAGGTCTGCGCGGAGATTGATGCGGCGGATGCGCTGTGCCCGGGGGAGGCCGCATGAACACCACCACCCGCCGCCACCCGCGCACGCTGGCCGAGGCGTTCCCGGACGAACGCGCCTGCGCCGTAGATGCCTATGTGCAGCCGGCATTCGACCGCTGGGCCGGCGTCGCCCTGGCCGTGATGCTTGGCATCAGCGCTGCGGTGCTGCTGGTGCATTGGGCGGCGTCGTGAACCGCATCCCCGTCCCCGAGGCCCGAGAGCTGCCCGACGACGAGGCATGGCGCGAGCTGTTCGACACGTTCGGCATGATCGACGAGCCCGCCACCGAGCCGATGCCGCTGTTCGAGCTGGAGCCGCTGCCGGACGAGCGGTTTCTGGAGCGGGTGCGGGAGGTTTTTGGGGTGCACTGGCCGCAACAGGAGCAACGATGAATGAGGGGTTAGATACCGTCTTGAAAGTCAAGCCGCTGCGCTCCGAAATGTGGATCAAAGGGTTTGCCGGACTTCAAGATGCCGTAGATCAGCAGCACCAACTTGTGCATGCATGCGGCGATCACTGCCTTCGGTGCGAGCCCTGCGGCCTTCAAGCGAACACCGAATATGCTGACCAAGGGGTTGTGCTTGAGCGCCACCATCGCGGGCATGTAAAGGCAGTGGCGCATGCCCGCGTGGCCGCTGCGGCTGATCGCGCTGCGCCCGCGCACCGAACTGCCCGAGAGCTTCAATCGCGGCGTCACGCCGATGAATGCCGCCAGCGCCTTGCCATTCTTGAAACGACGCACGTCACCCAGGTAGGCCAGCACCTTGGACGCGGTGGTGTTGCCCACGCCGGGGATGCTGGTGATCAGCCGGGTGTCCTGCCGCAGGCCCGGATGCTTGTCGATGTGGTCATCGATCTGCCGTTCGATCTGCTTGATGCTGGCTTGCAGCCACTGCATGTGAGCCTCGATGGACGCGCGCATGCCGGCCTGGTTCATCGCCGCTTCGAGCGCTGCGTGCCCCTTGGGGTCGTTGGAGAAGACGTGGTTCTTGATCTTGCCGCGCTCGTCGAGCCAAGCCACGTCGAGCTTGCCCTTGGCCACGTCGATGCCGACCCAGCGCTCGGTGTTCCCGTTCATCGCATCGGACCTTCCTCGTATGCGGGCTGTGCGAGCAACGCCGCCGCCCAAGTTACCGTTCGGTCTTGTTGAGCGAAGAAACGGTCGGGAGCACCCATCTAACCCACGGGCTTGGAGCTGCCTCCAGCCCTAGGCCTCACCGGCGTCATCCCGACCGGCCTGGTCAACGACCGCATTGTTCACGGTCGCTGATCCGACTGGGTCAAGATACGAGGCCTCACTAACCGAAGCGAGGAAGTGATGGAAGACCAAGGACACCAAGCCATGTGGCCGCAGATGATTGCCGCGCTGGACGCGCTGGACCAAGCCATGTGGCCGCAGATGATTGCCGCGCTGGACGCGACGCTGGACGCGCTGGACGCGATTGACGAGGCGCTGGGCCTGCCTGCGAATGGGTGCAACAGCACCGGGCAGACACTGGTGGAGATAAAGCGCCTTCAGGGGCGAGTGGAACACCTGATTCACGAGCGCAACGTGCTGCAGAAGATCAGCGCACGCCGCGCTAGCGCATTGGAGCGAGTTGGCCTGCACGCCGACTGCACCATGGAAGAGGCCGAGGCGCGGCGCGATGGGTTGTGGCCACCGCTGGCGCAGACGGCGCGGGTTGGGAACGGCACATTCAATGCTGGCGTGAGCAGTCGCCTTGTGATTGAAGCCGCGCAGCGCCAGCACACTTATGCCGAGGAAGAAGGCCGCCTGACAGGCGAACAGGCCCGGCAGCACGAGAAGAACCGGCGCAAGCTGTGGGACATGGTGAATGGGCCGCTGGCGAACTGCGACCACCGCGACACCGAGGCGCCGATGCAGATGCTGGCGATCCTGATCGCGGTGGCTCTCGTGGCCCTGTGCGCGGGGCTGGCGCTGTGGCTGCGGGCGTGAGCGCGCTACTGCACGACCTGCGCGCCGCGCTGGCTGCGGGCTTGCGCGAGTGGCAGCGCTGCCGGTGGCTGCGCAAGGTCGGAAACCCGGATCGGTGTCCGTTTTAGGAGCACGACATGAGCGATGCACTGCAAAAGATGCGCGAGCCGTTCCCGGAACATCAGATCAGCTACCTGCCTAAAGGCAACACGAAGTTGGCCTATGTCGGGCACGCAGCCCTGACCGACCGCCTGCTGAATGTCGATCCGATGTGGACCTGGGAGCCGCTGGCGTTGGACGAGCGCGGGCTGCCGGCGCTGGATGAAGCCGGAGGGCTCTGGATCAGGCTCACCGTGTGCGGCGTCACGCGCCTGGGCTATGGCGATGCCGGCGCGAAGAAGGGCGGCGACGCGATGAAGGAACGCATCGGCGATGCCATGCGCAATGCCGCGATGCGTTTCGGCGCAGCGCTGGAGCTTTGGCACAAGGGCGAGTTGCACGTTGACGAACCGCCCGAACCGCCGCCCACCGGAATGAGCGAACACAACCTGCGCGACTGGCTTTCCGCGATCTCTGCCGCCGCCGCCGACGAACTTGAAGCGCTGGTCAAGGACGGCCTAGCCGCCGCCACCGAAGTCAAGGACCGCGAGGCATTCATCGCCATCCGCGCCGCCGGCCAGAAGCGCGCCGCAGCACTGAAGGAGGCCGCATGAATCTGTACCAGATAACCGCCGAGTACCGCGCCGCGCTCGCCACGCTGGCCGAGATTGACGGCCTCGACCCGCAGACCGTGGCCGACACCGTGGAGGGGCTGGCCGGCGATGTCGAGTCGAAGCTGCGCGCCGTGATTGCGTACAGCCTCGAACTCGACATCCAGGCCACCGGCGCCGCCGAAGCTGCGAAACGCATGCAGGCCAGGGCAAAGGCGCTGGAAAGCCGCGTGGAGTGGCTGCGCACCTACGCGCTGACTGCGATGCAGGCGACCGGCATCGCCGCCGTCGAGACCGCAGAGTTCGCGGCCCGGGTGGCGAAGAAGCCGCCGAGCGTCGACGTGACGGACCCTGCGCTGATCCCTCCGGCATTCATGCGGACCCCTGAGCCACCGCCGCCAGCGCCGGACAAGAAGGCGATTGCCGATGCTCTCAAGGCTGGCGCATCTGTGCCGGGTGCCGAGCTGGTGCAGGGCTGGAGACTGGCGATCAAATGAAGAACTGCACCCACTGCAAGCACGCCCTGGGCCGGCAAGCCTTGAAAGTTCGTACTGAGTCCTTTCGGCTCCTGTTAGGGTGTCAGATCGTGCCGGGCATCATGGCGACGGCGCTCGGTTGCGGCTAGTCGTCTGGCCCCAGTAGTAGCCTACGCTACCGCCGATGATGGCGCTGATTATCGATCCGGCCAGCCCGGCGCGCACGTCGTCGGACCAAGAGGCCGCGCCGATCAATCCGACCAGCGACAGCACCAAGATGTAGACCAGCGGCAGCAGCAGCAGCAGGGCCCAGAAGCTCGGCGAGCGCAGGATCTGCCACCACGGCCCATCATGCCCAGCCGCCTCGGCGTCCGCCTTGCGCGCCGCCGCGATGCCGCCGCTGCCGGCCTCGGTGATTTCAAACCAGACTTCGGACACGGCCTTCTGCGCGGCCTGCGCCGCCGCCGGGTCCGAAGTGATCTTCTCTACCGCATCTTGCAGGTTCGTTGCCTGCGTCGCCTGCACGATAGCCTCGGTGGCGATCTCCACGGTCTTGATGTTGCGCTGCGCGACCTCGCTGCCGCTGCTTCCCCACACCTTGGCAAGTTGAGGGATGGCGGACACGATGCTTGGCGCGAGCGCCGCGATGATGGCTGGTAGCACGGGGGCCTCCTGTACCGGCGCGGCCGGTTGCTGCGGTGCCGATGGCTCGGCGGTTTGTTCGGTAGTGATGGTGAGCACGGCCTTGGCACGCTCCCACCGCTTGATGCGGTCGGCCAGGCCATTTAGCCCACCGTTGATCCTGCGCGTCAGGGCCTCAAAGTCGCCCGCGTCGGCCAGCGCGTTGCAGCCGGTGCGGTCCCAGTAGTCGCCGGCGCTGATGCACGCCCATTGGGGATGCACTAGCGCGTCAGGCTCGGCCTCGAAGTCCGGGCACTCTATGCCGCGCCCCCGCAGGCGCTGCGTCAGCGTGCGGTAATTCGCCCGGCCCGTGGTCTGGATCAGACCGCGGCCTCGGTAGCGGTATCCGTCGCCCGGCTCGGTGTTGCCCAGGTCCGCCCTGCCCTCATAACGCTTTTGCGCATCCGTCGGCCCCCATATCTCGGACAGCCACCGGAAGCTGTTCGACTCGTGCCCGACCTGGGCCAGGAAAGCGGCCTGCCGCACGGGCGTGTTGATCCCATACAGCGCCAGCGTGGCGCTGATGTGCGGGCCGAGCTGCTGCGCCACTGCGGGCGTGCAACCGACGGCGGCGGCCAGGGTCTGCGCGTCCATGCCCGTCAGCAGTGCAACATGCCAGGGATCGGCATAGTCATCACTCGTCCCTCTCTGGTCTGGCGTCCCGGGCAGCCTCGCTGCGCACGACGCGGTACGGGAACCGAAACGACCGCCACCAGCGCTTGTGCCGGTGCAGCGGCACGGTCTGTTGCAAGATCGTGTCGTCGCCGAGGTGCTCCACCCACGCCACGTGCGGGATCGGCAGCACGCCGAGGAACCGCTCAGAGGAATCGCGCACCAGCAGATAGCCGCCGCGGGCGCGCCAGCGCGGCAGCGCGAAGGTCCAACAGTTGCCCACCCGCGCGTGCGGCAGCAGCCGATGCCCGAGGAGCGCCAGCTCGACCGTCACCACCATAAGCAGGTACGCCATCGCCCAGGTGCAGACACCAGCCCAGTTCAAGGCAGCGTGCGCGAGGCGGCGGGCGCGCGTCACTTGCGCTTCTCGCCGATCACCTGGCGCTCGATCAGCCGGTCCAGCTTGTCGTCGATTCGGTCCAGTCGCTGCACCAGCCGGCCGGCCGAATCCGCTACAGCCCGGTCCTGCGCATCGTCTCGCTGCGTCTGCGATACCTGCGACGCCTCCAGGCGCTCCAGCCGCGCATCTATTCGGCTCGCCCACCACACCGCGCCAACGGCCTGCGCCGAGATCGCCATCAGGATCGTGATCGGCACCCGCTTGTCGAGGTGCCAGCCGGTGTCGGTGAGGTCAGCCATGATCGGACCAATGCTTGCGAGCGGGCGCCGCTGCCGGCGCGGGTTTCGTGCAGTCGGCGGCGGGCACGTACTCGCGGCACGCGCCGGGCGTCCAGTACAGGGCCAGCGTGCAGTCGGCGATGCGCCCGCCGTGCGCCGGCACCGCGGCCAGATACCGGGCGCAGTGGCTGCGCAGCAGGCAGTGCTTGGACGGCTCGCAGCGCGGCACGTCCGGGTCGAGGCACACCCGGTCGGTGCGGGGGGTGGTGCGGGAGTCGGTCATGATCAGTTGGCGCTGCGCGCCACCTCGAACCAGTTTGTGCCGTCGCACGCCAACGTGAGCGTGTCGTCGGCCGTGGTCACGAAATTGCTCAACAGCTTTAGGTTGCTACCATCTGTCACCGTCAGCACGCCTTGGAAGATGAGCGTCACGACATGGCCGCTGTGACCGGTGGCCGTCACGGACGTGATGCCCGTCGTGCCGCTGATCGTGACCACTTTCTGGCCGGCGGGAATGGCGATCGTCGCGGCGCTGGCTACCGTGCTGTTTTCAATGGACGTGAGCTGCCCATACACCCCCAGCGGCCCGGCGCGGTGGTCCTGCACGGCCGTCACCACGCTGCCAGCGGTGGTGAGCAGGTACACCCGCGCGTACTTGGCCCAGTTGTTCCAGTTCGTGGCCGCCGTGCTGGTGCTGATGGCGCGCGTGCCGCGGTCAACCACCACGTAGTTGGTCGCCGCGTTAGTCAGTGTCAGCGTGCCGTCGGCGATGCTCGTGCCGCCCCAGCGCCCGCCGTAGTAGCCCCATGTCAGGCCGCTACTGGTCGCGGCCTTGTAGGCGTAGCAACTCTGGTGACTAAGCGAATCGAACGCCTCGTTGACGATGACCTCCGCGCTGGCCTGCGGCGGGCTGCTGATGAGGGTGCTGGGAAAAGTCATCGGGTAGCCTCCAGGACGTAGCCGCGCCCAACGGACGCTGACAGTTGATAGACGCGCGCCGTGATCGGGTTGCCGGGCGTGATGCCGTCGGTGGTCTGATCCGCAGCGCTGTAGGCGCAGGTCTGCGCCGTGGCGCTGATGGTGCGCACCACGGCGGCAGACACGATGATGTCGACCTCGTAGCGCTCGCTCGCCTCGGCCAGCGGCGGGTCGATGCCCGGCGCCAGGAAGCGGTGCGCGTACCGCGAGCGCCGACGCCAGGTGATAGTGGCGTCGTTCGCGCTGTCGCGCGCGATGCGCAGATCGCTGGGCGCGTAGGGCTTGAGGCCGATGCCGGTGTTCGTGAACGCCTCGCTGGCCACCGCGCTGGCCAGCGCCGAGAGCGTCACGCCCTTGACGTAGCGCGCCGCGTTCAGGTCGGCCACCTGCCCGGCCACGCGACGCAGCCCGGCCGTGAGCGCGAGCACGACGCACGGCTCATTGGCCGCGTGCGTGGCAATGGCCCATTCCGTGCCGCGGAGCCCGCGCAGCAGGCCGGAGAGGACATAGACGCCTGGGCTCGACAGCGTGGCCGTGCGGAAGCGGATGATCTCGCTGCCCACCAGCATGGCATTGACCGTCTCGTTCGTGAGCATGGCCGCGCGCGTGCTGCTGCTCAGCTCGCCATTGCCAACGTTCACCGTGAGCTTGTTCTTCTCGTCGAAACCGGCATCTGTGAAGGTGCCCAGCGTGGTGCTGCATGTGCCGAAAACGGAGCTTTCTGCCACGTCAGCCACCGCCGTATAGGTCACGTCGTCCAGGCTGCTGTAGACCTGGCAGCCGGGCCAGGTGGTGCCGCTGCCCTTCGCGGCCACGTAGTAGCCGGCGCCATCGTCCGCATCGCGCAGCAGCGGAATGTCCATCGGCTCGATCAAGGTCGAGCTGTACGCCGTCACGGCGCCGGCCTCGGTGTAGCCGGTGTCCGTCAGCTTGGCGCTGTCGAAAGCGGTTTCGTCGTCGGCCACGGTGTCAAAGCCCAGCACGCCGGCAGCGTCATTGCGGCGCACCAAGCGCAGCCGGTAGGTGCGGCTGTCTTCGTCGGTCACGGTCACCACGTCGCTGGGCACGAGCTTGGTGAAGCTCATGGGCAGCGAGATCGGCGCCGTCACCTGGCCGGCCGCGGTATCGGCCACCACCGCATCGGCAATGCCCTTGGCCTCGGCCGGCGTGAGGCCCAGCGCGAGCTGCGCGCCCTGCGTGGCCGCTTGGCCGCTGACAACGCGGTCGCTGTACTCGGTGCCCGGCTGGTAGTCGGCCGAAGCGTTGATGTACTGCACCATCGCGTTCGGCGGCCGCTCCAAATCCGAGCTGACGGTCAGCGCCAAAGGCTGGTCTGCGGCCTGGTCCTGTCCGGCGGCCAGGTACTCCCACGCCACCGAGGCAGCAGATGCGCCGCCGCGCGGCACGAAGTAGAGTTTTCCTGTGACGTAGGCCTCGAAGAAGTAGGCCGTGCACAACTGCTCCAGCACGCCGCGCGTGGGCGCCACCTGCGCCAGCGCCAGGGCGCGCACTGGCTTGTTGATGCTGGCCAGTGCGCTGGCGTCATAGGTGCCGGCGGGCATTCCGGCGCGCTCGCACAAGGCCTCGACGGTTTCCTGCAGCGTGTGCGTGTTGGGCGCAACGAGGGCGTAGGCGTATGGCGGCGGCTTAAATGGGCCAGCAGGCAGGGTGTACACGTCCGTGTATCTGGTCGAGCCCACCGGATACAGCTCGGTCGCCTCCTCTTCCTGCGAGAATGTGCGGAACTGGAAGCTGTCCACATAGACATTACGACCGCCGACGACAGCCGCGGAACCGAGTTTCAGTGTCCACGCGCTGCCTGTCGGCCACGGGTCTCCACTGCCGCTGATGGTGCCGATGTATCGCCCAAGCGCGAAAAACTGCCACAGCCCGCCTCGCTTGTATTGCACGGCCACGTGAAACCACGTGTTGACGGCAGGCCTGTACGTGCCATTCCCCATGCCGCCGCCGCCAAAAATGCCAGCTCTAGCAAAGTTGACGGTGAAATCAGAAAACCCGCCACTGACGGCTATATCCACGGTGACTGAGTAATTCGGCAAGGGCAGAAGTTCCAACCTGAACAGCCGGTGCGCGGCCGTGCTGTTGGTGCGGAACCAGCCTTCAACACGCCAACTGCTACCGCCTGGAGTCAGGTCGATGCCGCCACTGTCTGTGGCCGCTTCCCGGCTTGCGAGATCAAGACAGTATCCGCCCCACTTGACTGGCGACGACACCAGCGCCTGATCCGAGCCGGTGAGATTGATCTTCACCGGACCGCCGAGATCGGCTTGCACTTTGTTGCTTGCTTCCAGGGACTCAAACTGGCTCAGAAACCCACGATCAACATAGACCAGCGTTCCGTCGACCACCACCTCGAACGTGAGGTTCGGAATCTGCCCGCTGCCGCCGAGTTGCAACCCCTCGAAGAACACGCAGGCACGGCCGCGATAGCCCGGCGCCAGCGCGGTGGTCACGTCGGCCTCATAGGTGGCATCTGGCAACTGGTCCGATTCGCCGGTGTAGATCGTCATCCGGCGCCACAGGCTGGCGTCGTAGCTGCTGCTTATGCTGTCGTCGGCGGAATCGTCAAGAACGTTCCAAACCAACTTGCCGTTGGACCAGATGCGAGCGATGTAGAGGATCTTGCGGCCACACAGTCCGATGAGCAGATCGACCTCATAGGAGTAGGTGGTCACCTCCGGCCCGCCGCCCTTGCCGCCGCTGGTGCGGCGCAACTCGCGCTTGCTGCTGGCCCACCAGATCTGACCCGCAATGCGCGGCGTGCCCTGCACCCAGGGTATAGGCGTGCCGTAGGCGCTGCCCGTGACCGTCAGGTCACCGAGCCGCGGCCCCCCCTGTGCCCTCTGCGGGAACAAGGTGGCGCCAGCAATGGAGCCCAGCGTCCACCCGATGGCGGCGCCGCTCAGGCCGAGCACGGTTCCTTGAATCGCGGCCGAGCCGATGGCCGCGCCGACGGCAGCGATGGCCAACTGTGCCATTAGTGAACCCCCGGCAGCCGGTACGCGCGCACCAGGCGCAGCGTGCGGCGGAACATGAGCCGCGTCTCGATGACGCGCCCCTCATTGGCCGCGCCGTGGATCAGCGACCAGCCGCCGTGCCGGTAGTCGCCCACGATGCCCAAGTGCTGCGGCTGGCTCACGATCTTGAGCACCAGCACGGCGCCGAGTTCGATCTCTGGCGCGCGTTGCATGTGCTGGTCGCACCAGTCAAGCATCGTGCCGTCAGGCATGCGCGCATAGCCGTTCACGTCCCAATCCGGAGCCACCAGGCCGAGCTGCCGCGCCACGCAGATGATGAGGCCAGCGCAGTCCAGCGCCACGCCGGGCAGCCGGCCCTGGTGCTGCCAGGGCGTTCCCAGGTGGCCGCGAGCGGCACCGACGACATCGGCGGCGGTGGCGCTCATGCCTCGGCGTCCGGTGTGGCGGTCAGGGCGTCCAAGCCCGGAATGTGCGGCTCTCCCTGAAAATTCAGCACGTTAGAAAACTTGGTGTTGCAGTCGTCGCTCAGCCGCTTGCGACAGCCGGCGATCACCTTGAAGGTATCGCCCACCTGGATGGTGCTCGGCATCGGCAGCATGAGCGTGAACACGCCGCCGGTAGCGTGGGTGCGCACCTTCTGAGCCAACCCGTTGTTGTTGCCGGCGGTCCAGGTCAGGATTCCGTCGCCATACCAATCGACCACGTTGGCTTTAAACACGGCCGACGCGGCGAAGTTCGCCTTGTCCGTCACGCTGGTGACGGTGCCGGTCTTCAGGTAGGTAGCGGCCGTCAGCCGGCACAGGTTGCTGCCGTTGGCCGTGGGGTAGTCCGCAAACCGCGCCCTGCATGTCTTGCTGGTGACGTTGCCCACCGGCTGTTGCAGATACTGCTGCAAGCCGCGCAGTTCGCACAGCACCATGCCGCGCTGCAACTCCACGTTGCCGATGGTGCCGGCCAGCAGCGGCTCGGTGCCGTCGCCCGGCGTCACCCAGTTGTAGCGGAAGATCAGGAACGCGGCGTTCTGCCACACGCCGCCCAGCACGTCGGCCCGGGTGAAAAGCGAGCCATCATCCAGCGTGGAAAGCTCCAGGCTGTCCACCCCCAGCCCGGCGGTCGTGACGATGCTGCTGATGCTCAGGCCCTGCGCGGCGCTGTAGTCAACCGAGCCGATGGTCACGTCCTCTCCCGCGCTGGTGAAGCCGAAAACCTCGCCATCGGTGCGCGTGATGCGCAGCGCATAGGCCAGCGTGGTGGTGCCGGTGTCAAGGTGCGTCTGGTACGCGCCGGCCAGTGTCTTGCTCACAACACCAGCTCCAGGATGGGGATGCCGGACCACTCGTGCAGCAGGCCAGAGGCATTGCGGCCGATGATGCGGCCCTCCAGACGGTCCGTGTCATAGCGCATCGGCACGTCGAATTCACCCGCCCAGGTGAGGTTCGCCGCGGTGCGCGACGCGGTGGTGGTGACGATGCCCGTCACCGTGTTCAATGTGTAGTCCGTCGTCAGCGTCAGCGTGCTGCCGCTGTTCTTCAGCTCGAAGCCGCTGGCGATGGGCTTGACGATCTTGCGGTTGAGCGTCTGCGCGCCGCTGGTGTAGCGCTTGACGAGTTGGAACGTGGTGCTCGTCAGGCCGGTGACGAAGCCCGAGGTATGGACAGCAGAAAAGTCCGCCCAGTCCTTGAACCGCCAGCCGTGCAGACGGCCGCGCACGGACATGAAGTGCGCGCGCAAGGTCTCGAAGTCGGCCTGACTCTTGATGCCCTGGCTCACGTCCCACCGGTGGCGTGGGTAGGTCCACGCGGCGTTGCGCTGCTCACGCCCACCGGCGGTGACGACGACATCCGTGCGCCACTCAGGGCCGCCCTGGGCGCCGTAGCTGATGCGCTCCGGGAAGCGTGGCGATTCGTAGAAGGCCATGGTCAGTTGTTCCGGGCCGCAGCGCGCTCGACAGCGCGGGCCGTGTCGGCGGCCAACTGGCTGCGCGTGCGCGCGTCGTAGTTGCCGCTGATGGTCTGGTTAATCACCACCGTCATGCCGCCGCCGGAGGGCTGCACCGTCATGCCAGTGCGCCCGCCAAAGGCAGGCTCCGGGCCACGCTCGCCCACCACGCCCCAGCGGCCCGGGGCGATGAATCCGCCGGTGGCAAAGCCGCCGCTGAAAAGGCTGCCCACGGCCTTCGTAAGGCCGTCAAGAATTCCGCCGCCTCCGCCGAGCAGTCCGGTCAGCGCATTGCCCAGCGGCTCCGTGACCAGCTTGCGCGTGACGATGCGTAGAATGTCCTGCTCAAGGCCTTTGAGCACATCGCGCAGGCTGTTTCCGCCGACGATGGCGTCCTCAAAGGCGCTGGTGAACGTGAGGCCGAGTTCTTCGGCCAGGCCCTTGGTGCGCTCCACGTTGTTGCCCATGCGCTTGAGCAGCGCATCGGTGTCTTCGTAGCCTTCCTTTTCTGCCGCGAGGAACTTCTGCTTGGTGTCTTGCAGCGGATCCAGGATGGCATAGGCGGCCTGCTGCACACGGCCGGCCTGCTCTTTGAGGAATTGGTCGATATCGTCCACCGCCTCGCGCTCACTGCGCAGGAAGGCGGCTTTCTGGTCGGCCAGCGGATCCCGGATGGCGTAGGGGATGTCAACCCTGCCCGACCTGCTGCGCCCGCCGCGGGCTGGGATCTCGCCCACGCTCGGCAGCTCATACCGGCCGCCGCCCTCGTTGGCTGGCCGCCGCCCGGCGTTCGCGCCCTCGATGCCTTGCAGCGTCTTGCGGTACGCCTCGAAGGCGCCCGGCAGGCCGCCCTTAAGATAGCCGCTGGGGATCGCGCCCAGCGCCTCCATCAAGCGCCCGCTCTTGCCAGCGTCGAACAGTTGGTTGATGGCCGGCAGCAGGCTGCCGATGATCGACCGCGCCGCGTCGGTCACGTTCTTGTTGAACGCGGAGAGCTGCTGATTGAACTTCTCGGCCTCGCGCGCCTGCTGCGCCGTGACGGTGGCATTGAGTTGCCCGGCTTCGGCCAGGTCTTTCAGCAGCGGACCGACTTCCTTGACGCTCTTGCCGAAGAGTTCCTGCACCAGCCGCGCCTTGTTGGCACCGCCTGCTGCGTAGCCGCTCATCGCCACTGCGATCTGGCGCAGCGCCTCGGCCGGGTCGAGCTTGCGCAGTTCGGCGGCGCTCAGGCCTATCTGCTTGAGCGCCAGAGCCGTGCCGCTGTCTGGATTGGTGTCGTTCAAGCCCTGGTTCAGCTTGACCAGCGCCGAGCCCACGGTGTCTATCGTGGTGCCGGTGCGCGCGGCGATGTCTTCCAGCGCGCTGATGTTCTCCACGCTGGCGCCGGTGGCGTCGGCCAGGTCGTTGAGCTTGTCGATGCCGTCGACCGTGGCGCGCACGAACTGCGTGATGACGGACACCGAGAACGCGCCGGCCAGCGCCGAGCCCACGCCGAGCAGCGCCTGGGACGTGCCGGCAAACGCCGCAGTGATGCGCGCGGACTCCTTCTCGGCTAGGCGGGCGGCCTTGTCCATGCCCTGCTGCAGACCAGCCAGGCGCGCTTCCAGGTCGATGGAGAGAGTAGCCAGGGACATTCAGCGCTCCGCGGGCAGCTTGTGCGTCTTGATGACGCCGAGCCGGTGAATGAGGTCTTCCACGTCGTTGACGTGCAGCACTTCGGCCACGATGGGCAGGCCCGCCCAGTCAATGCCGCCCATGCCGTTGGACAGCAGCCCGTAGGCGCGGGAAGCGATCACGTCGGCGGCCGTCGCTTCCGGCAGCGTTTCGCCCTCCCATTGGATGCCGGCCGCAGCGTCCAAAAGGGCGGTCAGTTTCCCCGGGCCTGCTCCTGTGCGGCGCGGCGCGCTTCCAGCGTGTCGGCCACGCGCGCCATGAGCGTGGGCAGCCATTCCAGGTGCTCGGCCAGCAGCAGCTCCCAAGCCTCGGCGCTGAACGGCGCAGCCTCGGGCGCCGCATCCGGCAGCAGATCGGCCTGCGTGACGCCGCGCCAGTCGATGACCAGTGCCACGGTGGCGCGCATCTGCTCCATGCCACCGCGCATCATGCGGGCCTGTTCTTCCCAGCCGGGCTGACGCCACTGGATGGCCATGCGGTCGTCCAGTTGGAGCCATTGCTCGCGTGCCGCTCTGATGCGCTTGATCAGGTCCTCAGACATTCGGCTTCACCACCCACCCCGGGCAGATGACATTGAACTGGCCGCTGGCCAGTCCGCCTGACGCCACGCTCTCGCCGGCCACGCTTGGCACGCCGTAGAACACGCGCAGCACGGTCGAGCCCTTGGTGATCTTGAACAAGCAGCTCGTGCCGTCGCGCGCCGCGGTCTCGATGAAGTCCAGCGCCGTGCCTTGGCTCTCCGGGTTTCGGATGTCGATCGTCACATCCTGCGGCGCCAGCAGGCCAGCGACGTTGCGCGTCTTCTGGTCCATCAGCCGGGTGTCGTCGAGCTGGTTCGCAGCACCACCGCCAACGTTGTAGCCGGCCGCCTCGCTGAGCGTGCCCCAGGTCGCAGCAGCGGTGAACGTGCCGGCAGACCAGGTGCTGTAGTTCGTGGTCTTGAGGTTCGCCAGCGTGAAAGTGTTAGTGTCCTGCGCCGACACGAAGGCGGCTTGGCCGTCGATCTCAACCATGCCGGCCGACACTGTGAAGAAGCCAACGTCACCCACGGTGTGGCCGTGCGCCGCGGAGGTGGCCACGCCGGGGTCGGCCTTGGTCAGCGCGGTGACGGTGCTCGCGCTCTCGAAAGTGAGGGCTACTTCGATCTTGCAATCGCGCCCGACGATGGTTGCCATGGTGCGGTTCCTTCAGTGATGCGGGCGGCGCCCGGGAATGAAAAAGGCCCGCGCTCGGCGGGCCTTGGCTTGTGAAACAGTGCGGCGGGCTATTCCCACCACTCGCAGGTCAGGACGGTGGCATCGAGGCCAACGTCCGGGTCGAAAGCGCTGCTGCGCGACGTGCACACGCGGGCATCGGCCAGCAGCGCGGCCTTGACTTGATTGGCCACGACATCGGCCGCGGCGGCAGTCTCGGCCCAGCACTCCACGCTGAACGTCACCACGTTGGACAACAACGTGTTGTCCAGGCCAAACTCCGGCGCATGGCTGGCCGTGAACGCCACGTATGGCAGCGCGGCGGCCTGCGGCACGGCGTTCTGCGCGATGCGCGTGCCCACCAGCGCAGTCAGCGGCGCGTAGGCGGCCAGCAGCGCGCGAAATTCGGTCTCGGCGCTCATGGCTGCGCGTTCTTGCCCTGGTTGAGTTTGGCGATGCGCGGGCCGATCTCGCGCACGAACACGGCCAGCGCCTGGTTCAGCATCCGTCCGCCGGCTTCCAGGAAGCGATAGCCTCCTTTCACCTTTGGGTCACCCGCCGCGTTGCTGCGGCGCCGCTCACGCTTGCCGGCTGCCGTGCGATCACCGCCCGCCGGGTTCCAGCCAAAGTTGAGCCAGCGCCAATAGAACGGGTCTTGCGGGCTTTTGGCGCCGCGTGCTCCGCTCTTGGCTGGCCGCACGTTGACGAAAACTCCCACGTCGCCGCGTCGAGTGGCCAGCTTCGACGTGCGCACGCTGATTGCCTTGCGCACGGTGCCGGGTTTGCGCACGCCGCGGCGCACTGCGCTGGCGCCAGAGTAGGTAGACAGCTTGAGCACGGGCGCCGCGCGCCGGGCCTCACGCTGCACCACCCTGGCCCCGGCCGCCAGCGCCTGACGCAGCGCTTTCTTGCGCAGCTTCGGCACGATGCCGGCCAGCGCCTTGCGCAAGTCGGGCAGGCCGGAGACTTTTGCGAAGATCCCGTCAGCGGCCATCGCGTATCCCTGCTGCACACATCAGTTCGAGCACATCGCGCCGGCCGTCAACATCCATCGGCGGCGCCACGATGGCGTGCGGCACGTCGCGCCACACGACGCGGTAAGTGGCATCAACGTCGGAGCGCCAGCGGATGCGGAATCGCACCGTCGCCTCGCTCTGCATGGCCCCGGCCGCGAAGAACTCTCGCCCGCGCAACGGTTGCGCCTGCGCCCACACGGTCGCCACGTCGGTCCACGTCTCGACGCTCTGCCCAAGCACGTCCACGGCGCTGCTGCGTTGCTGCAGTCGGACACGCTGGTCAAGTGCGCCGGGCTCGAGCATCCGAGTCGCCATCACTACACCCGCAAGTGATCCAGCAGGCCACGCAGCAGCGGCTGTGCGCTCATGGCATCGGTGGCGGTGAGCGTCGGGTCTTTGACCATGACGGCCGCCAGCGCCTTAATGAAAGTCTTGGCGCCTTCGTCGACGTTGGCTGCGCTGCTCTCGCCGCTGGTGGCGTCGATACGCACGCGCGGGCCGAAGGCGATGTCGCCCAGCGTCGGCCAGGAGGTGTTCAGTGCCGGCGCCAGGCCGAAGCGGTAGCCGTCCGCTGCCCAGACGTAGTGCGTGCCGCTGGTCAGGTTCGCCCAGGCGCTGCCGTTCCAGTAGCTCACGGCCACCGCGGTGGGGCGGTAGACGTTGAAGCGGTCAAAGCTGCTCGGCCAGTCTTCCAGCTCGATGCGCTCGACCGTGGTCATCAGCCGGCGGCCGATGGCCTGCTCGCACACCAGCCGCGCGGCCTTGATGGCGGCGGTGAGGATGTCGTCCCACTCCGCGCCATCGACGCGGGCAGCCAGCGCCGCCTCGGCGATGGTGACCGGCTCGACGGTGGGTGGGGTGATGATGTACATGGCTGCTTCCAGGCGGAAACAAAAAGGCCGCCCGAAAGCGGCCCTTGGCGTTTCAGCCAGGTGGGTCAGTCAGCGATGGCGGTCGCGCCGAGCGTGCCGCTGTAGCGCTTGCCGTACAGGTGGTAGAGCACCACCACGCCGCGCGACGACGTAGCTGCGTGGCCGGTGCCGTCCACGCGCAAGCAGTCAAACCCGTTCGCCACGTCCAGAGAATCCGCATCCACGTCGATGACATAAATCAGGTTCTTGCTGTTGGTGGTGTCAGTCGTGAACGTGTTGTTCGTGACCGCCGTTTCGACGAAGGTCTGGCTTGCGCCGGTGTCGACGTTCGCCAGCATTCGCGTGAACGCGAGCGGCTTCTCGCCGGTGGCCGCAACCGCAGTCGCCTGCTTGAGCGTGATGGTCGAGCCGGTCACGCTGGTGCCGTTGGCGATGCTGATGATGATCGAGCACTTGCGGTAGCCCTTCATAGACACGTACTTGGTGTCGCCCACCGTGGTGGTAAGCAGCAGGTCCGCCGCGGCGTGGATGATGGTCGCCTGTTCGTCAAGGCGTCCGTTCAAAGAGATCGTCATGATGTGCTTCCTTCCTGCGGCGCTTAGGAGCGGGTGGCCAGGGTGATGAAGTGCGACAGCGTATTGCTGCCGTTCTTGCGCGTGATGGGCGCCGACAGCCAAGGCTGGCCGTTCATGCGCATGACGAAGCGGAACGCCATCACATTTTGGTCAAACCAGAGGTGGATTGACGTGTCGGCCTTCATGGCGCCCTTGACCACTGCCAGGTACTTGGTCAGGTCGGCCAGGATCACGTCGCCCACGGTGCCCAGCGTGGCGCAGGCTTCGGTGACGATGATCGGGCGGCCGAGCAGACTTCCGTAGGTGCTCTGGTTGGCAAGGCCGTTGGGCGGCAGGTACAGCGCACCAGCGCCAGCCGCCGTGCCCGTGGCAGTGGTGACCGCGAAGCCAAGTTTCAGGATCTGCGGCACCACGTCCTGATTGATGAGCCAGACGCTGTTAGCAAACGACTGCGCCGGCATGCGCGCCATCATGGCCACGGCGTTGTCGGCGTGGAACGTGGCCGCGGTCTGCGACGTGACCTTGGCCACCGAGACCGTGCAAGGCGCGTTCATGATGCCCAGCGGCTGGCCGACGCCGGTGCCGTTGATGATGGCGTCGTTGACCTTGAAGGCCATCTTCTCGCCGGCTTTGCTGGTGACGTACCCGGACATGGCCGGCGCGTCCTCCAGCAGTTCCTCGGTGACCGGCACCAGAGCCGTGAGCCGGCTCAGCTTGATAGTCAAGTCGGTGAGCTGCGGCTTGCTCTGGGTGATCGTGGCGGCTTCGCTATCCCAGTAGGTCTGGATACCGCCAGTGGACTGCCAGGCAGTCGTCTCATCCACCGGGAAGGTGATGGTGTTTCCGCTGACGGTCTGGCGATCGGTCCGGGCCAGGATCGCGTCCTCGCCGGTGACCATGCGCATGATCTCCGAACGCCACTCCGGCGGGACGGCGAAGCCGCCGTCCGCTCCGGCCGCTTCCGAGCCGTAGGTCGAAAGCGCGGCGTTCTGGATCAGCCGCTGATCCATCGCGCCTGGATTGACGACGGCGCGGCGCACGGCCGCGCAGAAGTCGCCCATATTCTGGAAGCCCCAGCGCTGGCGCTCTTCCACGGTGCTCAGGCGGATGTTCTGCAGGCCGTCACGCGGCGCAGCGCGGTTCTGCACCGCTCCCGGCGTGGCAACCGGGTTCGGCGCCACGCGCTGGCTCGCAGGCTCGGCCAGGCGCTGTTCCTGCGCAACGATGCGCTCGCGGCGCTTGATGTCGGTCTCGACCTGATCGAACTCGGCCATCACGGCGTCCAGTTCGGTCTGTTCCTCGGCATTGAGGTCGCGCTTTTCGGCGTCGGCCTTGGCCTGGATGCCCTTGGAGATTTCGTGCAGCTCGGTGAGCCGCGCCTTCAGTTTTTCGATCTCGTTCACGGATCGGTCCTTTCGATTGGCGGTGAAGCTCGCGGCAGCGAGCGGGTATCGGCGGATGCCGATTCGGGCGGCCCAAACGAAAAAGCCCGCCGGGTGGCGGGCTCTCGTCGGGAGGTGATGGGTCAGTGACTCAGGCGGCGCAGGCGCTCGGCCTGTTGCTGGATACGCACGGCGGCGATGTCGCGCGCGCCGAACGCGCCGTTGTCGACATGTCGGCGCTTGAGCGCAGCCGGCACGTTGCGGTAGTGGTTCAGCAAATTGAAGGACGCCGAAACCTTCTGCGGGTCGGTCACGGTGTCGGAGAAACCATGCTGCACGGCGGTTTCGGCCGACATCCAGGTTTCGGCGTCCATCCAGTCGTTGAGTTGCGCCTGAGTCTGGCCGGTGCGCGCGGCGTAGGTGTCGGACAGCGATCCTTTCACCTGCTGCAGCAGTGCGGCTACGCGCTGCATTTCGCCGGCATCGCCCATAGCCATGCCGTGCGGGTTGTGGATCATCATCATGGAGTTGGCCGCCATGCGGATCTCGTCGCCGGCCATAGCGATGACCGATGCGATGCTGGCGGCCAGGCCGTCGACGTCGACGACCACGCGCGCGGGGTGCGCCTTCAACTGGTTGTAGATCGCCAGGCCATCGAACACGTCGCCGCCCGGGCTGTTGATGCGCACGTTCAGCGTGGTGACCTTGCCGAGCGCAGACAGCTCCTTTTGAAACGTCTTGGAGCTGATGCCGCCACCCCAGAAGCTCTCGCCGATCTGGTCATAAAGCCAGATTTCGCCGCGCGATCCGGCAGCCTTGAATTCGACGTTCATGCGGTCCTCTTGTTGATCGTCGGAAGCCCATACAGAATCTTTCGCGTGTCCGCTCGCAAACGAGCAGCGGGCCGCGCGTCGTCTTCCAATGTGTCGTCTTCCGGTTGCTGATCTGCAGCAGGCTCTGCCGGCGCCGGGTTCGTCGGCTTGGCCTCGGACGGCTCGGCAACCAGCTTTTCCAGCGTGGTCTGGTTGAGCTGCACAAGCTGCTCGTCACCCGCGGCGCCGATGCCGTTCAGTTCTTCCAGCCCGCGGACCTCGTTGATGGTCATGGCGCCGATCTGCGTCATCGTTCGGTAGAACTCGGCACGGCTCCTGGCGTCGCCGCGCATCAGCGCGTTGACCGCAAACCTCGTGTAGAAAGTGCCCTGGGAGCGCTTGCCGAACAACTTTGCGTTGGCCTCGTCTTCCAGGCGCTTGATCCACGGCATCAGCGTATCGGTCACGAACTCGATGCTCTGGTGCTCGATGTTGTTGTTGGTGCTGCGCTCCAGGTCCGCGATCTTGTGCGGCGGCACCCGATACCACCGCGCGATCTCGTTGACGCTGAACCGGCGCGACTCCAGGAACTGCGCATCGGTCATGGGCATGCTGACGTTTGTGTACTTCATGCCGGCAGCCATGACGCGCACCTTGAACGCCTTATCAGGGCCGCCGTGCTTGCCGTTCAGATAAGCCTCGGCCTGCTCGATCTGCTGCGCGGTCATGTTGCCGGGCACCTCGACCAGGCCGCCGAACGTGGTGCCGTTGCCGTAGAACGACTGGCCGAACAGGTCTTGCGCGATTCCCAAACCGATGGATCGCGCGGCCATGCATACCGGGGAGTAGCCCACCAGGCCGTCCCAACTCAGTCCGTGAAGGTGCAGCACGTCCTCCGGCGGGAGGCGGCTCAAGATGCTGTCGGCGGCGCGGACTTCGTAGAACAGGGCGCCGTCATCGTCGCGCTTCACGTCGACCCGATCCGGGGTGAGCAAATACAGTGCGGCCGGGCGCCCGGCCATATCCCGCTGAATCTGCGCGTAGCCGTTGCCCCAGGTCAGCGCATGGGCCAGCAGCGCCTCGCGGAATGACGATGCCGTCATCTCGCCATTCGGCCGGCTGTTCAGCAGCCACTCGACCATCGAGCCCGGAACGCTCTCGCGGCCGTCAGGCATGCGCCGGTAGACGTGCCACGGAAGGGACGCGATGGACTCGCTGATGACGCGCACGCATGACCAGACGGCCGAATAGGTCAGCGCGGTGTCCTCATTGACCGTGACGCCGGCCTGGCGCTGCGGTATGTAGATGCGTTCCTCGCCCGGCTGCTGCATCCATCGCGCGACGATCTGCATTGCACGCTGAAGCATGTTCATGCTGTGACCTGCCCGGAAATAAAGGCCAAGTAGGAATCGAGCCCAGGCTCGGAAATCGTCGGCATCGCCCCCACGGCCATCGTCAGCGCCACCATGCCGTCAATCCGTCCAGTGGCCTTGGCCTTGTTCAGCTTGCGATTGCCGGCCGGGTCGCTCCTGGTCACGGCATTGGCCGCGCACATGGTCAGCACCGGGTGATTCCCATGGCGCAGCTTTCGGGACAGCACCTTGGCCTCCAGCTCGCGCAGCGCCGGTGACATGCTCACGAAGCCCTGGCCGAACTCGACGAAGCGCGCCAGTTCTTCCTCGCTGAAACCGACGCGCTCAAGCCACGGCCGCAGGAACTTCATGTTGTAGCGGTCGAATGCTAGCGCCTGCACCTGACAGCGGTCAAACACGCCACGCAGGTACTCCGCAACGAACTCGTATTCAATGGACGCGCCCGGCGTGGTCTGCAGCAGGCCATCGGCCGCCCATACGTCGTAAGGCACGCGGTCAGTGCGCGACTTCTCGGCCAGGCCGTCGCCGGGAAGCCAAAAAGTCGGCGCCACGTCGAGCGCGCCGTCACGCTCCGACACCAGCACCAGCGCCGTGAGGTCGGACACACTGGACAGGTCCAGTCCGCCATAGACGGCGCGGCCTGCCATGTCCGCCGGCTCGGCGCCGTTCTCAAGCCAGATTGCGCGCGAGATAAATGGCGAACGGGCCTCGACGCGCTGATTTAGGATCAGGTTCCGGTACGAAGACTCGCGCGACGGCAGCCGCTTGGCGTCCTGCGCCTGCTGCAAGACCTCGGCCTGGTTCATGAACTCGGTGAACGCCGGGTTTGCCGCCCTGATGGCTTTCTCACTGAACGGGTCGGCGTCAACCGGCGCCGTGAACAGCCAGACCTTCTGGGCCGGGTCGGACTTGGTCAGCGCGTCATCGATCAGCAGGGACAGCAGATCGGCGTCAGTGGGCGCCTGCGTGCTGATGATGATGGACAGCGGCGCTTCCTGGGCTGCACTGGCGGTTTCGAGCGCCTCGTACAGCTCGCTGCGCGGCCCCTTGACCTGGCCCAGCTCGTCATGCACCGTGAACACGGGAGACAGGCCGTAGGCGGTAGATGCTTCGGCGCTCAGGGCGCGGTACAGCGTCCCCAGCTCGGCGCAGTGCAGTTGTTTCGCGGTGTCACGGATACCGACGTAGGCCGAGAGGTCGGGCGACATCCGAACGATCTTGGATGCCAGGCTGAACAAGATGGCCGCTTGATCGCGCGACTGCGCGGCGCTGTAGAGCTGCGAGTTGGCTCGCGCCTCGGGGCCGCACAGGTGCAGCAGCAGCAGGAAGGCAGAGAGCGTGGTGTTGTGCGTGGGCACGCACCCGTGACCGACAAGGAACAGGCTATCGGCCGCGTCCACCATCAAGCACTTGGTGGGCACGCTTCCGACCGGCTCACATGACGTGATCGTCAGCGTGCCGCTTCGCTTGCCAAGCGTCTGCGGCAGCAGGCTTTGTTTTCGCGACAGCCGGAACACAGGGAAATCGGCTGACGCGGGAAAGTCCACCATCCACATCCGGCGGATTTCCCTGCCCCGCAGCTTGGCAACGCCTTCGCGCCTGGTCGCCTTCAAGCCAAGCGAACGGGCCAGACGCCAAACATCGTAGGTCAGTTGCTCGCTGGTCCCGGTAAAGCTGCAGCGCGCAGTGGTCAACCCGGCGCACCTGTTAACCGTGCCGTCCGTGTCCATCAAGCCCTGGAGCAAAGCCCAGCGCTGATCGGTGCCGGCATCGAAATACCCGGCCGGGATGTGCTTGTTCCCGATGACGCCCAGCTTCCGCAGATTGGCCTGAAGCGAGGCCGATCGACCGCCTCCAGCCAGCACCAAGGTTGCGGCGCGGCCGGGATTGCGCCTAATCCGGACCGGCATGCCGTCGGCCTCAAGCGCAGAGACCGTGGCCTCAATATCCTCATCGCCCACGGTGATGTTGGCGCAAGCCGTGGTGCCATCACCCAGCCACGCGCCAAGCGTGTAAGGCGGCACAGGCAAAGAGACCGGATGCGCCTGTAGTGCCGGCGCCGCATTCAGTTTGTGGTTGCTTTCGCGCCGGCCGTCTGCGCGGGGCCGGCAGACAGATTTAGCAATCTGCTCCGTCGTGATGGTTTCAGTGCGCTCCCGGCCGCCGTTGCCGCAGCCGTTGACCCGAGCCTTCGCCCAGGGGCGGAAGGAATGCGTCGTTGTCCAAAGATGGTCGCCGGAAGCAACGATCTCCGAACCATCGGAGAAACCTAGCGCGTAGCACGGCTTACCCCAAAACACTTCCGACACGGCCAGCACTTGGCAGGGGTTGCCGTCAGCCCCATACACAAAGTCACCCGGCTCAATCTGCCCGATGATGCGCCAGCCCTGAGGCGTGGGCACCGGCGTATCCAGCGCGAGGGCCTTCGCGTTCTTCCGGCCGAAACTGATGATCGCGCGCCGCGTCGGGCTGTCGTAGATGCCGCGAATCACGTCCTTCTGGAACTTGCACAGCTTCACCGGCTGACCGACGAACTTGCCCTCCGGGATGCGGCAATGGGTCTCGATCCAGGCGATGTTGCGGTTTCCGCGCTTCATGGCTTGCCGGGCAGTTCCCAGGGCTTCGCGTTGCGCGGCATGGCAACAACCTTCCGCGCGACGGTGGCGTGATCCAGTGACTGGCGCGTCAGCCGCAGACGGGTCGCCAGCGACGACGCGGCGCGCGTCTCGCGCTCGGCCATCGCCAGCAAACGGTCATATCGGCGCAGGCCGTCTTCGTCAGCCAGCCATGCGCGCTCGAACTGCGCCAGTTCGTCGGCCAGAAGCCGGCCCTGCACGATGTGGCGGCAGTAAAGCTCGATCAGCGGCGCGTGCGTGTCGGTGAATGCATCGGCGGGCTGGTCATTGACGCATTGCAGCCAGACCGCGCGCTCTGCTTCGCTGATGTGCAACGGCGGCGCGAGCCGTCTGGACACGCCGGGGGCCGGCCTGGTCGCTACTTCCAGCGATGCGGCCGATTTCCTTGGCATGAATGCCTAAAAATGTGGCAGGTTATGAAGAAAAGCTATCAAAGATCGGTCCTACGGCCTTTCGCCGCAAAGATTCGACCCCCCCTACCCCGCAACAGGCCAGCCGTCGCGCCCTACTTCGGTGCGCCGAGCCTTGCCAATCTCTGCCAGCGTCTTGTCAGCGTGACAGTCGGCGGCGATGCTTTGCAGGTTCTCCATAGCATCGGTGCCGCCTTTGGACTTCGGCACGATGTGGTCGACCTGCGTTGCGAGCTTGATTCGCCCTGTGCGCTTGCACTCCCAGCACTGGCACAAACCGTTGTCTCGCCTGAGCACCTGCACCCTGAGCTTGTCCCACGCTGATCCATAGCCGCGGGCGTGCCGGCTTTCCTTGGTGTGCTGCCAAGGCTTGGCAATGCGATCCATCGGGCTTACTCCACAGAGCTGGGCAGCGCCGTCCCCACTCGCGCCAAATCCGCAGAGTGCGTGCGGGAGACAAGGCCCGGCCTGCACCGGGATCTCTCTGGCTGCGAAGGAGAAAAGGAAAAGCCCGCGCGCATTGCTGCGGGCGGGCTCTAGTGACACTACGGCCGGCCTGTGGGGCTACATCCGGCCTATGCGCGTGATGGGTGCATTATACCTGAATTGGCTAGCTGTCAAGCGCTAGAGAACTGAGACACTACCAGCGCTTTTCAAACTTGACGATTGATGAGCATTGTCCGCCCGTCCAATATCAGCCGCCGCAGCCCATCCATTGTCTGCCCCAGATCCGACGCCGCGCGCCGCGGATTGCTGCGCTTGATGTAGCACCACGAGATCGCCAGCCGATGCGGCCCAGGCAACGCGCTGACGCCCTTCTGCAGCCGCTGTGCGTCGATGCCGTCTACCGCGTCAGGGATGGCTGTCCTGCCGTCCCATAGCCCAGTGCTGCGGTAAAGCTGGAACCCGGGGCTGGTCTTCGGCAGCGCGCCGCGGTCGTGCCGGCTCATTGACCACCGCGCCCAGTTCACCAGCCGCGCGTCGATCTCGGCTTGGTGCGGCGGAACGTGGTTGAAGTCAACGAACTGGCGGACGGGCTGCATCACGCCCCCTCCCCCACGCTAAGCCGCCCGGCCCTGCCTCGCCTGCCTTGCCTAGCCTGCCATTCCCTGCCATTCCCTGCCATGCCATCATTCCCTGCCTTGCCTGCCTTGCCCAGCCTTGCCCAGCCCTGCCCCGCCTTGCCTGCCTTGCCCAGCCTTGCCCAGCCCCGCCGCGCCTGCCTTGCCTAGTCGCTCCCAGCCGCGCCTACAACGCCTGGATCGCTTTCCACACCTTCGCCAGCTCTACTAGCTGTACGTATTTCTGCTGCAGCGCTTTCAGCTCGGACTTGGCTGTCGCCAG